TCACTTTGATTCAATTTTGAAACTTTTTTTAACCACTAAAATCATGCAGCTAATCACTTCTGCAATGAGGTTAAGAGATAGCACGATAGCAAAAAGTTCTAAAGCAGTAAATAGCTTGCCTTTAGAAGGGATAAATTCGTGCTGAGGATAATTTACTAGTGGTATGTCATAATTACGTAAATAGGGAAGGAAGATTGTTACTGCCAGACACATGACCAGTAATTTCAAATCTAATTCTAAACTATCTAAATAGTCCGTAAAGTCTGTGCTTTTCTCGCCCTTATTAATGACAGCCAAAATTCCGAAGATAACGGAGATACCTGCGGCAATACCTCCAAGTATTGAACCTATTACTCCAGCAGAAGCCTGCTCAAGTAAGGTATAAATGGTTTTATCAGTCGATGCTAATGCTAAGCACAAAAAGAAGGTAGCTATAGCTTTAATCCAGACAGTTAGATTTTGCATTTTTGAACGTATACCTGTTTTGATGTAATGCTATGATCTCTTTAATATCATTTGCTGAGTAGCCATCAAGTTCAATTTCTGATATCTCACCTTCGATCAGCACGATTTTGGCTGTCTGATTACTGGATACCGTAGTAGATTTTGACTTGAGTGTCTTACGTCCTTTAATCAACCATGACCCGCCACCATCTTTGACCCAGTCAACAAGAGTCTCAGCCCAATGAGAACCTTTGAGTTTCAAATTGCCATCTTTGTTTTCAAAAATAGTGGTCACAGTATTTGCATTGGTATCTTTTTCAAGCTTCCGTAAATCATTGGTTAACGCTTGCTTACTGCTTCCGAAGATATTCGGAGTAATCAGCGTAAAGCTGACTTTGTCGATAAATTGAAGCCTATGGTATTCTGACCAAAAATCTTCCATTTCAAGACAAGGCTCTATAAATATTCTAAGTCCTAACTGAGCCAAATAGTCGTTATTGGCTAGATCTTCGAACGCTTTAGCAACTTGTTGCGCATCCTTGAAAACAGCGGTTTTCCTCTCAACCAGTAACACCTGCTCTACTTTGTCCCAAATCCATACGATAGGTGGATAGTTGTCTACATCGTACTCTCGAAAGTCTTTATCATGTCCTTTAATCTTTTGCAGCTTTGATATGACTCCAGCCATAACACCATCAGTAGGTTTTATGCTCAATTTCAGGGTGTAACTAGTTTTCTTATGAACGGAAGGTGTTGATGACGTCATGTGTAAATTTTTTGCAGCGATAACCATAGCATTTTCAAAATGAGAGATATCTTTCTGAACAGTTCCTTTCGAAAAGAGGTCTGGATCGCGCGGTCTCATTAACACACGTAAGGCATACAACTGCATAAGAAAACTCCTGTAAACTATTTGGTTTCATTATTCCATAAAACCAAGCACTTTCAAGAGCTTAATTTTCTTTCAATTCTGTATGCATATACAGTATCATTCAATTTTGTAAAATTCAAACCTTGATTTTTGCCCATTCCTTACCACGATCATCATGGTATTTAGCTGTCTGGTTAGGCGATTTATGTCCCAGAAGTTTTTGGGTGTCGACGCCCTGAGCTTCGTAAAGTCGCTCAGATAAAGATCTTTGTTCATGGAATGTGGCGGGCGAACCTTCACCCCAGTCAATGTTTGCTAAATCCCTCGCTTTACTGAAATTCATCGTCAATGTATTGGCTTTTACTTGCGCGCCACGTTCAGCCTGTGAAGTAGTACGAAAAAAATGTACAAGGTATGGGCTGACTGCATAGTCACGGCAGCGGGCTACTACATCGCGTAAACTCCAGTTAATTGCATTGAGGCGAAGGGAAAGCGGGATGGCGATTTTGCTCCCGGTTTTTTCTTGGATGACGTGAAGATGATCATCCCAAATATCGCTAAATTTCATACGTGAGATATCACCTAACCGTTGGCCGGTAACCAGTGCTAACAGCATGGCATTCCCCATATAACGATGGCGGGCATCTGCGATATCAAAGATTTTTTGCCATTCTTCAAGACTTAACCGTTGTCGGGTAATTTTTCTTCTGGGTTGTTTGGTTGCCAGTGCTGGATTATAGCCCGGAGGGACTTCCCCATAGTGTTGTGCCTCCTTGAATACATCAATTAGAACGGAGCGGACTACTTGCGCCATCCTCGGTTGCCCGGCAGTGATATACTCGTCAAGTAATTGTGCTATATCCCTTACATCAACTGATGAAATTAATTTCATTCCTGCTCGTTCCCTGAGCAAGGATACTGGTTTGGCTTTCTGTTTATAGGTGTTTAGCTTTATATCGCCACTTTCCAGTCTGTCATCCTGGATTGCTTGATAGCGATCTAACCAGGTTGACGTTGTGATTGCTTTTCCTTTGCTGGTTGCGATCCTGTCACTGATAGCCAGAATCTGCCGGGTTCTTTGCTCAGCCAGGCGTGAATTTGCCTCAGTGGCAATAGCAATGGCTTCAGCTTCGTTTGTGCCTAAAGAATGAAACTTCCCGGTCACTGGATGTTTATATCGCCAATAGACTTTATTTACTTTTCTACTATAAAGCGGATACAAGTTCGGGACTGAAACATTATTTTTACGTGGTCTGGCTGCCATTACTTAAAATCCTTTGTAGAATAATAGAATCATTTTTCTTGATGACAGGAGTAACTAATTCCCCAACTAACTCTGCGTCTTCACGCACTCGCCATAGTCGACCTTGTTTCATTGCCGGTGGACAAAATAAATTCTGCTTAGCATAACGACGCAATGTGGACACGCTTGGAGGATTACTTCTGTATTTTTCCGCAGCCCATTCCTCAAGTGTCAGCATTTGAAGCATTTTTGATAACCTCATTTCTTTTGCTACAAAACTATTTCACTAGTTAATTTCGCTGTCTGGATTGTTTATGCATCTTATGCAGCTCTTTAAAGCGTTCCATAAACATCCCGTAGGCATGGCCCGGTGCCAGTGGAATCACGTTGAACATCTCTGTTGCCGGGATGCCTTCCAGTACAGGCCAGAAAGAGCCATCATCAAGCCCGAGATCGCGGCGTTCTGTTGCCAGCATGATGAGATCGGCATATTTCACGGGCGTACTCATAACCGGGGGTAACCCGTATTTCTCACGGATTACGGCGTCTATTTTTTCTTCCATCTGTTTATAGTCAGGAAGAAGGCGTTTCAGTGGAGCGGGGATGTCCTGGCAATACGCTTCTGTTGCATCATGCATTAACGCTTCAAAAGCAAATTCCTGCGGTACCAGTTGGCTGCAAAGAACCGCATGTTGGGCGACGCTGTAGAAGTGTGAAAGATGTCCTGCAAAGCGACAGATATTTGAAAGGGAAACCGCGATATCGTTAATAACGATGTCGTCTTTATTTATCCTGTCATAATAAAAATGCTTCCCGGAAAAAGTTTTAATAAATGACATTTTGTTCTCCACGTTATTTGCGCTGCACCGCACTGAATTCTGGTAAAAGGAAGCCCTCACCATCCGGCGATTATTGAGTTAATTACGTTTCCATAAATGCCCCCGCAGGGGCATTTGCAGTAATCAAATCAGGCGGTGAAAGTACCAATAAAGGTTTCTACTTTGCTGTCTTTGAATTTCTCAACAAGCAGATCGCGAAATTCGTTAGCCATTTCTTCCTGCACCGCCTCCAGCTGAATAATGCGCAGAACAAGTACAGGACGATCGCCAGTGATAATGCTGAGGCGTAATTTAAAAGAACGTTCTTTCAGACCTTCAAACGGAACGCATTTAAATTCAAATGCCACTGGCATAATGTCTTTGGTCTTCGCTTCGACAGACTCCATCAGGGAGCGTTTGCCGCTGAAGTCATTATCTTCAAAATCAGCGGTCTGGTTTGCTTCAATCGTGATTTTACGGACAGCCGCAGCCGCTTTTGTTGCCTGGATAGCGTCACCATTAGCATCAAAACCCACAAGGTAGTCGGCCCAGTCTTCAATCCATTCTGCCAGTGACTTCTGGGAGTTACGCTCGCTGTTAACAGACAACAGTGCAGAGAACGGTGCTGTCTTTTTCAGTTTGAGAGTGGCGGTGTTATCTGCGTGACCTGGTTCATCAATAGTACCCAGGTTAAGCACACTGACGGCACGCATATTATCAGCATCGATAAAGCAGCGGGTGCCTTCATCTGCAAGATCTTTAGAATAACGGGTAAAGTCATCGATGCTGGCAGTGGAAAGCGCACCACGGAAACGGAAGCGATTTAAATTAAATTTTTCCAGATCATGAATGCGGAAATTCTCAGGCAATGCCACAGCATCGGCACCAATCTTACTGATAATTTCATTAACACCCTGAGCAGAAATAAGAGCATGGATTTGATTAATTGCGGTTGCGTCTAAGTTCTGAGACATAATAAGTCCTCACTATATAAAGATATTCAGTGATGAGATAAATAATCAGTTAATTAAGAACGATATTAATGACCTGCTGCGCGGAGTTTTCCGTCAGGTTCACCAGCAAGAGTCAGCAATTGTCCCTGGTCTTCCTGCAGAATAGTCAGGCGACCACCGCGATTGACATACATCGGCGTTTCGGTGGTGTCTTCTTCAGAAATTTTCCCGCGGTTAGTCGGGCGAACATATGAGAGTTTGTGTTTGATTTTCACACGGTTCTCATCAAATGGTTCGATTTCCAGGTTGAGTGAGACCTTACCTTTGGTTTTCGTGTTCATCACACCGGAAGCGACTTCACTGAGAACTGCGCCGATTTTGGTTTCAAATACGCCGCCGTCCAGCTCCCCGATAAATGCCTGCACATCAGTACTGCGTTCGCTAGCCATTTTGCTGCTCCTCATCATATCGACCCTGCAAGGCCGATTAGTTTCTCCACAAAACAGAGAAGAACACCTGTGGTGGCCGCCGCCCGGATGGATTGGGTTATGAGCCCGTCGTCCGGTGATGCTCTTCTCTGTTTTGTAAAAAGGAGGTACCAGCCGGAAGCAAGGGTACAAGCTGGTACCGCCAGGACTACACACAGCATAAAGTTGTGGTGCCGGGTGCCTCCCGGTGCCTGGCGAAGGTTGCACACCAGGCGGGTGGGTATCCACAGAAGGTCGACTGTCAGTCTCAACCTTAACCCGCGTGCGCTGAGCCGCATTCACCACAACGCTAAGGATTCTCTCTGGTTGAAAATACTTAGCTGTTATGTGCCTGTCTTTTCACCACTTCAGGCTCGGTGGTATCTTGGTGTTTTCATATAGCCAAGAAGGAAATAGTTATGACCAAAGAAGAAAAAATTCTTTATTTATTCCAACTATCGGTTAAGACTCACACTGCATATCAGACTGCTGCCATGACATCAGATAAAAATTACAGTACGTCAGAAAACCCGATAGACGACATAAGCAAGCTTTACGATAAGTTCGAAGCACTACTCGATAAAAAGTTTGCTGAGGCTGGGCTTGAGTGATTGTTGAATAATCGACAAAACCCAACTTAAATTTTCGTCAGTGGGCTCGATGCCATGTGCGGTGAGCTCACTTTTCAAAACTCCAAGCAATTCAGAGCTGATTTTCAATATATCTGCTTGATTTCTAACTATTCCCACTTTTTCCTCCCTTGGTCTACGCGCGGTCATGTTTTACGCCCAAACGACTTCACAGTTATTGTTTAAAATCTGGACTTTCATTTCATACACCTGCTTTAACATGAGTGCCTAGTGGCACAACATGACTCAACGAATCATCCTGGACTTCATATGCCCCAGGCGGCTACTTCGTGGGCGTCCTGCCTGTCCGTGATAGCTTACATTATATTGCTACTTAAAGTAGCAAAAATCAACAACAAAAAGTAGATATTTGTTGTTGTCTATGATTTTTCTATAATTAATTGAAAGTTAAATGTTTTTGCTGATTTACTATGCTGTAAACTGAAAATATCGCACGAAGTTGGAGTAGGTATTGAGCATAGTGAATTATGAGGAGGGAGTTTTTTATGAGATTAATCAGGGAGAAAGAAGAGTAAAGCCCGGTTATGCGGCCGGGCACATGCATTACTTTGTAAGTTCTAGAACTCGTTGAGCCAGCCCTTTAAATTGTTCGTTAAAGGCGTCTCTGCTTGATTTCATTGTATTTAAGGCATGCCCAAATTGCCCTGAATCGCGAATTTGCTGATCACTGATGGAGAAAACAGGTGTCGCTAGTTGTTGGCTTATTGCGATTAATGAGTTGAAATCGGAAATATGCGCAAGATCATAGGCTGATAAATCTCCACTGACTGTTGTTTTGTTAATTGCATGTTGCACTTTATCTCGTGGAATTATGCAGGTAATTTTTTCTAGATTTGGCACTAAGATCGAATCAACAGCATCACGGATAGCTGCCATCCATTTTTCGAAAGATTTTACAGGTGCTCCTTTACGCGGCCTGTATCTCTGCTGAATCATGCCTAGAAACTGCGGTGCATTTTTAATTGATTGTGAAGAGTTACCATCATTATTTTCTTTAAATAATGCTAATTCTTTGTGCCAGCGAGGTATATTTTTTGAGAGAGAGCGAATTGCTTGCCAGCAAAAAAAGTCTGGAGCTACAGGTACGATAAAATAGTCACTTGACATGAGAACTACTTCATTTAAACCTCCAACATTAGGGCTGAGATCATAAAGAATGTAATCAATATTATTCTTCAAGGCGATTAGCTGTAATATTTTTGGCAGGTTCCCTGGTATATTTCTTGTAGCAGGAATACCAGCAGCAATTTTTAGAGAAACACTTATCTGTGAATCTAAGTCCGAAACATCTAAATGTCCGGGAAGAAGCAGAAGGTTTTCATGCAGTGTAGGGTGTAATTTTCCCGTTTCTTTTTCAAGGTATGCTTCAGGTTGTCCGCCATTAATCAAATATTCTACAATAGGTCCAAGAGTTAAGTTATCTCTGCTAGAATAAAAAGAATCTAAACCCTCATCAATCTTTTCATAGCCAAGAACCATTCCTGTTAGATTACATTGCGAATCAAGGTCAACCATCAATACTTTCTTGCCTTCATCCGCAAGTGCCCATCCAAGATTGAAGGTTGTTGTGGTTTTACTTACCCCACCTTTATGATTAAAAAAACAAATTGATTTTGTCATGTTTCTCTATCCTTTCGACCCCCAGCATATTGTAATTTACGCTGGGTAATTATTTTATATTGTTAATGATAATGTTTAATAAAAATAAGAGAGTAAAACAACTATTAGTAATAGCACTTGCTTGCTAAATATTATTTTTTTACCTTTAGTTCTATAGTCTAAATGAAGAACTAAAGCCGGTTGTATTTAATTGATTCGTGTATCAATGCTTTGCCCATAACATAAAGTTGATCTTGGGACTTCTCATCAATGTACCATTTCTCATAGGCTGGATTATCCGAAAGAACGGCGAGTTTGTTGCCTTGCATTTGTAGACGTTTAACGTGGAACGTCTTACCATAAACGAAAGAGTAAACACCATCAGTTTGGAAGTTGCGAACAGAAATGTCGACAAACAGTCGATCTCCGGAAACTAGAGTAGGGGACATGCTGTCGCCATTTACAGTCATAACTTTAATATCATCTTGAGAACGATTACCGAAAAGAGAACGGGCATGCTCTGTTGTGAACTCAATGGCGTAGAGCACATCAACATAGTCTGAAAGCATATAGGTCCCAGGTCCTGCGCTAACGCTAAGATCCAAAACTTCTATCCTGTATACATCGGGTTTTGTTGGATTGGGGATGCTTGCCATTTCCTTACATCCTTCTCTCTCGCCAACACCATATTCTAAATATGAAGCTGATACCCCCAGAGCCAATGCAAGTTTATTCATGACAGAGGCACGAGGCTTCGCAGCGCCGATTGTGTATCGCCGCGCCATTTCATATGTAACGCCCACAAGACTTTTGAGTTGGGTGACAGAAATTCCCTTGTTTGTCATTAGCTCGTTTAGTCTCTTGGCGAAATCTGGATACTTCTGTTCTTCTACCATAGGTAGAAGATTACTCGCATCACATACGCTAGTCATTTCTATTTTAAGTAGTTGCATTTTGCTATTTTAAGTAGCATCATCCCTCTGAATTTCGGAGGAGAAAGGTATGTCATCTCAAAACTACACAGAGAAAGCAGTAAAAGCTGCGGGAAAATCTTTATCTGAAGTAGCCCGTCACTTTGGTTTTAAGTCCACTCAATCCGTCGCTAATTGGGTAATTAACAATCAAGTCCCGTCAGAACGGGTTTTACAACTTTGTGAGTTGGGAAACTGGTCCGTGACCCCTCATGAACTGCGTCCTGATATTTACCCCAATCCAAATGATGGATTACCTGAGTGCTATTCAAAAGTTAGCGGTTCAGCTGCGTAAACGTAACCACAGAAACGAGGAGTTAACCGTGGGTAAGCATCACTGGAAAGTAGAAAAACAGCCTGAGTGGTACGTGAAAGCTGTCAGAAAAACTATCGCAGCGTTGCCGGGGGGTTACGCTGAAGCTGCTGACTGGCTGGACGTAACAGAAAACGCATTATTTAACCGCCTTCGTGCCGATGGCGATCAGATTTTCCCGCTGGGATGGGCAATGATTTTGCAACGTGCTGGTGGAACTCACTTCATTGCTGACGCTGTGGCGCAGTCTGCAAATGGCATCTTTGTGTCTCTTCCTGACGTCGAGGATGTGGACAATGCCGATATTAACCAGCGTCTGCTGGAAGTCATTGAACAGATCGGCAGTTATTCCAGACAGATTCGTTCAGCAATTGAAGACGGTGTGGTGGAACCGCATGAGAAGACAGCAATTAACGATGAGCTGTACCTCTCAATTTCGAAGCTGCAGGAGCATGCAGCTCTGGTCTACAAAATCTTTTGCGTTTCAGAAAGTAGTGACGCCCGCGAGTGTGCAGCTCCGGGCGCCGTGGCGTGTCGTGACTGTGGAGAAACTAACGCATGAACAGTTTAACAACACACTACCGTCGCTCGCAACTGATTGCGCTTCCTGTACCGGGTGGAAAAGCGAAGGTGGAGTATTGCTATGCAGTAAATGTACCAGGTGACAGGGAAATTGTAACCCACAGCTTTGCAGAGTGGGCTGTGGGTGATTTCAACCGGCAGAAGGAGACAGTCCTTTGCGACAAGTTAACCGCTGGTTCAAAGATCACTACGGAGTGCCCGTCAGAGTCATTCGTTGGGAGCCGGAAACACAACGTGTTATCTACCTCCGCGAAGGCTATGAGCATGAGTGCTTCAGCCCGCTCGAACAGTTTCGTCGTAAATTCAGGGAAATAGAGGTCGGTCATGAGCACTAAATTAACCGGCTATGTATGGGATGGTTGCGCTGCATCAGGCATGAAATTATCCAGCGTGGCAATTATGGCCCGCCTGGCTGATTTCAGTAATGACGAAGGTGTGTGCTGGCCATCAATTGAAACCATTGCCCGCCAGATTGGCGCGGGAATGAGTACCGTCAGAACGGCTATCGCACGGCTGGAAGCAGAAGGCTGGTTAACGCGTAAGGCGCGTCGCCAGGGTAACCGCAATGCGTCGAATGTTTATCAGCTTAACGTTGCGAAGCTTCAGGCAGCGGCATTTTCTCAACTGTCAGATTCTGACCCGTCAAAATCTGACGCATCAAAATCTGACCCGTCAAAATTTGATGCGTCGAAATCTGGCAAAAAAGCGGGTTTTCACCCGTCAGAATCTGGCGGGGATCCGTCAGTAAAATCAAAACATGATCCGTCAGATAAAAAACCTTCTCGTCCGGACGCTTCGCAACCGGACACGCAGACGGCTGAACAGGATTTTTTAACTCGCCATCCTGATGCGGTTGTATTCAGCCCTAAAAAGCGCCAGTGGGGGACGCAGGATGATTTGACCTGCGCACAGTGGCTCTGGAAAAAAATCATCGCTCTGTACGAGCAGGCCGCCGAATGTGACGGCGAAGTGGTACGTCCCAAAGAACCGAACTGGACAGCATGGGCAAACGAAATACGCCTGATGTGTGTGCAGGATGGTCGTACTCACAAACAAATCTGCGAGATGTACAGCCGCGTCAGCCGCGATCCGTTCTGGTGCCGTAACGTGCTCAGCCCGTCGAAGCTGCGGGAAAAATGGGATGAGCTTTCCCTGCGCTTATCGCCGTCCGTCAGCACGTACACAGAAAAACGCGAAGACCCGTACTTCAAAGCCAGTTACGACAATGTGGACTACAGCCAGATCCCGGCAGGATTCAGGGGGTGAGCATGAGTCTTTTGAATGACGTTCAGAAATTCATTGAAGCCCATCCGGGCTGTACTTCCGGAGACATTGCGGATGCTTTTGCAGGTTACTCACGGCAGCGCGTTCTGCAGTCAGCAAGCAAGTTACGTCAGAGTGGGCGTGTGGCTCACCGTTGTGAAGGAGATACACGCAGACATTTCCCGCGCCTGACTGAGAGAGCGCAGGAGTCGGAACCACAACCAGTTCGTGAAACCAGACCTGTGCGCAATTTCTATGTCGGCACTAACGATCCCCGGGTGATTTTGTGCCTGACCCGCCAGGCTGAAGAACTGGAGTCCAGGGGCTTATACCGTCGTGCTGCAACGGTGTGGATGGCGGCATTCCGTGAAAGCCACTCCCAGCCAGAACGAAACAATTTTCTGGCGCGTCGTGAGCGGTGCTTACGGAAAAGAAGCAAGCGCGCTGCATCGGGTGAAGAGTGGTATCTGTCAGGGAATTACGTGGGGGCTTAATGACGACGTTAACTCAATGCCAGCAGCAGGTGCTGGATATGCTGATTTCTTATCAGAAAGAACGTGGCTTCCCGCCAACCAATCAGGAGGTGGCAACCATGCTGGGATACCGTTCGGTGAATGCAGCGGTGGAGCATCTTCGTGCGCTGGAGAAAAAAGGCGTCATCACGATAAAGCGTGGCGTGGCCCGGGGGATAACGCTTCATACCGCGGTGAAGGACGACGACAGCGAGGCGGTCGGGATTATCCGCTCACTGCTTGCCGGTGAGGAAAACGCCAGGCTGCGTGCAGCCCACTGGTTACATGAGAGGGGCCTGAAAGTATGAAGCTTATTCTGCCTTTTCCGCCCAGCGTGAACACGTACTGGCGACACCCCAACAAAGGGGCGTTTGCTGGTAAGAGCCTGATAAGCACGGCGGGGCGAAAATTCCAGAGCGCGGCGTGCACAGCAATAGTTGAGCAGTTACGTCGTCTGCCGAAACCAACGTCGGCACCTGCTGCAGTGGAGATCGTGTTGTTTCCACCGGATAACCGGATCCGCGATCTGGACAACTATAACAAGGCGCTGTTTGACGCCCTGACCCACGCGGGTGTGTGGGAAGACGACAGTCAGGTGAAAAGAATGCTGGTGGAGTGGGGACCGGTTATCCCGGAAGGGAAGGTCGAGATCACTATCAGTAAGTACGAGAAAACGGCGGGTGCAGCCGCCTGATTAAAAGGAGAAACGAAGTATGAATAATCTGATGGTCATTGATGGTATTGAAGTTCGTCGTGATGCTTATGGGCGTTACAGCCTGAACGATCTGCACAGGGCTGCCGGTTCTCTGGATAAGCATAAGCCTGCATTCTGGCTCCGCAATGAGCAAACTGAACGTTTAATAAGCGAGTTGCAGATTTGCAACTCGGTCAATATAGAGCCAGTTAACGTTATTCGCGGCGGAAATAATCAGGGGACGTATGTCTGTAAGGAACTGGTGTATGCCTATGCAATGTGGATCAGCCCGTCATTCCATCTGAAGGTGATCCGTACTTTCGACATGGTAACCAGCGCACCGGAAAAATTATCCGGACAGGCTGCTGACAAGATGCAGGCTGGCGTGATTCTGCTGGACTTTATGCGTCGGGAGTTAAACCTGTCTAACTCATCTGTGCTTGGGGCCTGTCAGAAACTCCAGGAGGCTGTTGGCTTACCAAATCTGGCACCGCGCTATGCCATTGATGCTCCTGCTGACGCGCCTGATGGCTCAAGTCGCCCGACACTGTCACTGAGTGCACTGTTGAAACAGTATGGTATCTGCCTGACGGCTAATCAGGCATATCACCAGATGGCGAAGCTGGGGATCGTTGAACAACGCGAACGATACAGCCGTACCGCGATTAACAACATCAAAAAATTCTGGTCGCTGACAGCGAAAGGCTGCATGTTCGGCAAGAACATCACCAGTCCCGCAAATCCGCGCGAGACGCAGCCGCATTTCTTCGAATCCCGATTCCCTGAGCTGTTAAAGCTGCTCGATACCGTTCATTGAGGTGACCGTGAGAGCACTACTAACCCCTGAAATTGCCCCGCGTATGGGGATCGTATTGTTCAGGCCAGGTTCAGAGCTGATGCCCCTGTTTATGCAGGGGCGTGTCCTGCTGGAGCCTGAGCCGGAGCGTTATTCATCTTTCGCCAGTGGTGCCGTTCCGGCGGCATCACAACCGCTGGCGGATGATCCTGCCGTTCGGGCCGTGTTCCGCAATGAGGCAGTGATCCGTCGTGCTGGTGGCGTGGAATGTCTTGAAAGCTGGTTACTTCGTGAAAAAGGCTGCCAGTGGCCTCATTCCGACTGGCACAGCGAGAACATGACCACAATGCGGCACGCGCCGGGCGCAATCCGTCTGTGCTGGCACTGCGATAACCAGTTGCGCGATCAGTTCACGGAACGGCTGGAATCAATGGCAACGGATAACTGTGCCAGCTGGGTGTTATCTGTTGTGCGCCGTGATCTCGGTTTTGATGATAGCCACGTTGTGACAATGCCGGAACTGTGCTGGTGGCTGGTTCGTAATGACCTGGCTGATGCCTTACCGGAAAGTGCAGCCCGTAAGGCACTGAGATTACCGAGGCCTGTTGTGCTGTCTGTCACCCGGGAGAGTGACCTTGTGCCTTCGGTTCCTGCCACCAGCATTATCCAGGATAAAGCGAAAAAGGTGCTGGCGCTGAAAGTGGATCCGGAGTCGCCGGAGTCTTTTATGTTACGCCCAAAACGTCGCCGCTGGGTTAATGAAAAGTACACGCGCTGGGTTAAGACACAGCCGTGTGCATGTTGTGGTAAGCCTGCTGATGATCCCCACCACCTGATAGGTCACGGTCAGGGTGGAATGGGTACTAAAGCGCATGACCTCTTTGTGTTGCCTTTGTGCAGAAAGCATCACGACGAGCTGCATGCGAATACCGTGGCATTTGAAGAGAAGTATGGCTCCCAGCTGGAGCTGATATTTCGTTTTATCGATCATGCGCTGGCAATAGGCGTACTGGCGTAAGTGGAGAACGAGCATGAACCTTGAAGCCTTACCAAAATATTACTCCCCAAAATCTCCAAAATTGAGTGATGACGCACCGGCGACAGGCTCTGGTGGTTTAACAATTACAGATGTGATGGCTGCGCAGGGGATGGTGCAGTCGAAAGCACCACTGGGTTTTGCCTTATTCCTGGCAAAAGTTGGTGTTCAGGATCCTCAGTTTGCGATTGAAGGTCTGCTCAATTACGCGATGGCACTGGATAACCCGACATTGAACAAATTGAGTGAAGAAACCCGGTTACAGATCATCCCTTACCTTGTGAATTTTGCCTTTGCTGATTATTCCAGGTCTGCGGCAAGTAAGGCTCGCTGTGAGCATTGTGCTGGTACTGGATTTCATAATGTATTGCGCGAAGTGGTGAAACACTCCAGAAGCGGGGAATCCATTATCAAGGCAGAGAGGGTGAAGGAACTATGTCAGCATTGTCATGGTAAGGGAGAAGTCAGCACGGCGTGCAGAGGATGTAAGGGTAAAGGTATTATCCTGGATGAAAAAAGAACCCGGCTTCATGGCACGCCTGTTTATAAGATTTGTGGGCGTTGCAATGGAAACCGGTTTAGTCGTTTACCAACCACACTGGCGCGGCATCATGTCCAGAAGCTGGTACCAGACCTGACGGATTATCAGTGGTACAAAGGATATGCAGATGTCATTGATAAACTGGTGACAAAGTGCTGGCAGGAAGAAGCATATGCTGAGACACAATTGAGGAGAGTGACAAGATAAATGATTTTCGCCGAAGATAGCGACATGATTCTTGCATTTTTCAAAAAACATGGTTAGGATTCTCCTAACGATGGGCTTTGTGTGTCTACCGTTGATAATCTTCTTGAACCCGCCATCGAGCGGGTTTTTTTGTGCTCAAATTTCGAATAATGATTTGGTTATGCTATGTATTTATTTCCTTACTTACTGAGGGAGTGATGCAATGAGCAATACAAGATGTAGTAATGAAAGTTGCAATAAAGAGTTTATTTATTGGGAGCACAGTGGAGGCTATCCAGGAGGAAAGGATAAAGAGCCAATTATTTGCCCTTACTGTGGCCACACAAACGGTTATGAAATGACCAGTGGATTGATTTCCAGTAAAAAAATAGAAGAACAGTAGTATTCATATCTGTCTAGCCCTGGCATTTGCTGGGGCTTTTTGTTGCCTTCGCCTGATGAATTGACATTGCTTAACCCTCTGTTGTCAGCCATATGCTGGCTTTTTTATTCAAGGCTTGCGGGGAGCATCAACTCCGTGCTTTGTCGTTAAATTAACCCGTGAGCCTGCATTCTGACATTTAACGTCCCGGCCTTTTGTCGGCGGCGAAACATTGGCTATTCATATGCACGAAAAAGAGAGCCTTGCCGGAGCGTTCTGGCTCGTTTTGCTGATCATTGCAGGTTGGGGCGGTCTGGTCCGCTACCTGATAGATGTGAAGCAGAGTAAAGCAACGTGGAGTTGGATAAATGCTCTGGCTCAAATAGTGGTATCAGGATTCACCGGTGTTATTGGTGGCCTGATTAGCATCGAAAGTGGATTCAGTATTTACATGATTCTCGCGACAGCGGGGATTAGCGGTGCGATGGGGTCGGTTGCACTGACGTACTTCTGGGAACGACTGACAGGGGTGAAAAATGCAAAATCTTAATCCTCAGCGTAAAGCTTTCCTCGATATGGTGGCATGGTCAGAAGGAACGGATAACGGGCGACAACCGACACGTAACCACGGTTATGACGTTATTGTTGGCGGCGAACTGTTTACTGATTACTCCGATCACCCTCGCAAACTTGTCACGTTAAACCCCAAACTCAAATCAACAGCAGCCGGACGTTACCAGCTTCTTTCCCGTTGGTGGGATGCTTACCGTAAGCAACTTGGACTGAAAGACTTCTCTCCGAAAAGCCAGGATGCTGTTGCGCTGCAGCAGATTAAGGAGCGTGGCGCTTTACCGATGATTGATCGCGGTGATATTCGTCAGGCAATCGACCGTTGCAGCAATATCTGGGCGTCGTTACCTGGTGCAGGTTATGGTCAGTATGAACATAAAATAGGCGACCTGATTGCCCGATTTAAAGAGGCTGGTGGGGAAGTAAATGAAGCTGAGATATAAGCTGGTTATTGTTGCCTTCTTTGTTACCGTCATTGGTTCCTTCATCTGGTCTACCGGGCATTACTACAGCAAATATCAGCACGAAAAGGAGCGTGCTGATGAGGCTGTACGAAATGCTGAATCAGCAACTGCCATTACCCGTAACGTTCTGCAATCACTGCAAATCATCAATACAGTTATAGAGGCTAACCAGCATGCAAAACAGCAGATCGCACTGGAGTCACAGAGAACCCAGGAAGATATCAAAGTGGCTGTTGCGGATGATGATTGTGCTTCACGTCCTGTGCCTGCTGCCGCTGCTGACAGGTTGCGGAAATTCGCGGACGGTTTACGTGAGCGCTCCGGTGGCACCACTGCCAGCCAGCCTGACTTCTGATACTCCTGTACCGTTTATACCCAATCCGCTGACGTATGGTGCCAGTCTGGAGTTGAATGTGAGTCTGTTGTCAGCGTTGGGACAATGCAATATTGACAAAGCGGGGATTCGAAGTATCGAGATGCGCCATAACGCTTTGCTGGCAGCAGGCAAATAATCTGGACAAAGAACAGGAATATATTTATGCCCCCACGAATCCCAAAAGCCTGCCGTGTTCGTGGCTGCCGCCATACCACCACTGACTCGTCAGGCTACTGCGAAAGCCACAAAAGCGAAGGCTGGAAGCAATACAAGCCAGGACAATCCCGTCATCAGCGCGGCTACGGTTCGAAATGGGATGCTATCCGTGAACGTGTACTGAAGCGTGACAAGGGCCTGTGTCAGTTATGTCTGCGTGCCGGTGTGGTGCGTGAGGCGCAAACCGTTGACCACATCATCCCTAAAGCACATGGCGGCACTGAGGCCGACAATAATCTGCAGAGTCTGTGCTGGCCGTGTCATAAGGCGAAGACGGCCCGTGAACGGCTAAAGTGATAATAATTCTCAACTGTCTGAGGGGAGGGGCGGGTCAAATCTCTGTGACCTGACGTCTTCCGGACTGCCCGCCCCATCGTTTTTTTATACCCGCGAAAAATGAAATTTAACCAGGAGTGCCGCATATGGCTGGAACGGCGGGGCGTTCCGGGCGTCGCCCCAAGCCAACGGCGCGCAAGGCGCTGGCCGGAAACCCCGGCAAGCGAGCCCTGAACAAAGATGAACCTGTTTTTACGCCCATCAAAGGTGTTGAGCCACCGGAGTGGTTCGCTGAAGAAGAGCTCCCTCTCGCCACGATCATGTGGCAACTGACAACCAAAGAACTCTGCGGTCAGGGCCTGCTGTGCGTGACTGACCTGGCGGTACTTGAGCGGTGGTGCGTGGCCTATGAGTTCTGGCGACGTGCCGTGAAAAATATTGCCATACAGGGCAACACCATCACCGGTGCAATGGGCGGCATGGTCAAAAATCCGGAGCTGACCGCCAAAAAAGAACAGGAGTCCGAGATGAGCAGCACGGGTGCAATGCTCGGACTTGACCCCAGCAGCCGCCAGCGTCTGATTGGCCTGGCGGGGCAGAAGAAAGCCACTAACCCGTTTCTGAAAATTATCGAATCATGAGCCGGAAATCTTACCCCAACGTAAATGCTGCCAATCAGTATGCCCGGGATGTCGTTCGCGGAAAGATTGTGGCCTGCCAGTTTGTGATTCAGGCCTGCCAGCGCCATCTTGATGACCTGATGGCGGAAAAAAGTAAGTCGTTTCGTTACCGCTTCGACAAGGACCTGGCTGAACGGGCCGCCAAATTTATTCAGCTGTTGCCGCATACCAAGGGTGAGTGGGCATTTAAACGGATGCCCATCACGCTGGAGCCGTGGCAGCTCTTTGTGATCTGCTGTGCGTTTGGCTGGGTCAATAAAGGTACCCGGCTGCGCCGCTTCCGGGAGGTGTATACCGAAATCCCCCGTAAGAACGGCAAATCGGCAATCTCTGCCGGTGTCGCCCTGTATTGTTTTGCCTGTGATAACGAGTTTGGCGCGGAAGTGTATTCCGGTGCCACGACAGAGAAACAGGCGTGGGAAGTCTTTCGCCCGGCGCGACTGATGTGTAAACGCACACCCATGCTGACGGAAGCGTTCGGGATTGAGGTTAACGCTTCAAACATGAACCGTCCGGAGGATGGCGCGCGGTTTGAACCGCTGATCGGTAACCCCGGTGATGGATCATCACCCCACTGTGCGGTGGTGGATGAATATCACGAGCACGCCACCGATGCGCTTTACACCACGATGCTTACCGGGATGGGGGCGCGACGTCAGCCACTGATGTGGGCCATTACTACTGCCGGGTACAACATTGAGGGGCCGTGCTACGACAAGCGGCGGGAAGTCATCGAGATGCTCAACGGCTCGGTGCCCAACGATGAACTGTTCGGGATCATCTATACCGTTGATGAAGGTGACGACTGGACCGACCCGCAGGTGCTGGAAAAAGCCAATCCAAATATTGGCGTGTCGGTTTATCGCGAATTTTTGTTAAGTCAGCAGCAGCGTGCGAAAAATAACGCCCGTCTGGCAAACGTCTTTAAAACAAAACACCTCAATATCTGGGTGTCGGCGCGTTCGGCTTATTTCAACCTGGTGAGCTGGCAGAGCTGCGAGGATAAATCACTGACCCTTGAGCAGTTCGAGGGGCAGCCGTGCATTCTGGCCTTTGACCTGGCGCGTAAGCTGGATATGAACAGCATGGCGCGACTTTATACCCGCGAGATTGACGGTAAAACGCATTACTACAGTGTGGCCCCGCGTTTCTGGGTACCGTATGACACGGTGTACAGCGTCGAGAAAAATGAAGATCGACGGACAGCCGAACGCTTTCAGAAATGGGTGGAAATGGGCGTTCTGACCGTTACCGATGGTGCGGAAGTGGATTATCGCTACATCCTCGAGGAGGCCAAAGCGGCGAACAAAATCAGCCCGGTCAGTGAGTCACCCATCGACCCCTTCGGGGCGACCGGGCTGTCACATGACCTTGCTGATGAAGACCTGAACCCCATCACTATCATTCAGAACTACACCAACATGTCCGACCCGATGAAAGAGCTGGAAGCGGCAATTGAATCGGGGCGCTTTCATCATGATGGCAATCCCATCATGACCTGGTGTATCGGCAACGTGGTCGGCAAAACCATTCCGGGTAACGATGATGTGGTGAAGCCCGTCAAAGAGCAGGCGGAAAACAAAATCGATGGTGCAGTTGCGCTGATTATGGCGGTTGGCAGAGCCATGCTGTACGAGAAAGAAGACACGCTGTCTGACCACATTGAGTCCTATGGGATCCGCTCGCTTTAACTGAGGTAATTATGATCATGCTGATTCTCGCGCCTCTGGTGGGCGTGCTGGGGGCGCTTTTGCTGGCGTATGGTGCCTGGCTGATTTATCCCCCGGCGGGGTTTGTTGTTGCCGGGGCGTTGTGCCTGTTCTGGTCGTGGCTGGTGGCGCGATATCTCGACCGTACACAGTCGTCTGTCGGCGGAGGTAAATAGTGTTCTTTTCGGGATTATTTCAACGAAAAAGTGACGCACCGGTGACCACGCCAGCAGAGCTGGCGGATGCTATCGGGTTGTCCTACGACACCTATACCGGAAAGCAGATCAGCAGCCAGCGGGCCATGCGACTGACGGCGGTTTTTTCCTGCGTCAGGGTGCTGGCAGAGTCGGTCGGGATGTTGCCCTGCAATCTGTATCACCTGAACGGCAGCCTGAAACAGAGAGCCACCGGCGAGCGTCTGCATAAGCTGATCTCCACGCATCCCAATGGCTATATGACGCCGCAGGAGTTCTGGGAGCTGGTGGTCACCTGTCTGTGCCTGCGGGGAAACTTTTACGCCTACAAAGTGAAAGCATTTGGCGAAGTGGCTGAACTGCTGCCCGTCGATCCCGGCTGTGTGGTACCGAAGCTTAACAGTCGCTGGGAGCCGGTCTATCAGGTCACATTCCCGGACGGCTCCACGGATGTACTGAGCCAGGAGGATATCTGGCATGTGCGCACGCTGACGCTGGACGGTCTGGTGGGACTGAATCCCATCGCCTATGCCCGCGAGGCAATATCGCTGGCGGCAGCGACCGAAGAGCACGGGGCCAGACTGTTCAGCAATGGCGCGGTGACGTCGGGTGTGTTGCGTACAGAGCAGACGCTGTCAGATCAGGCTTATGAGCGCCTGAAGAAAGATTTTGAGGAGCGTCACACCGGGCTTGGCAATGCTCACCGCCCGATGATCCTTGAGATGGGGCTGGACTGGAAGTCGATGGCGCTGAACGCCGAGGACAGCCAGTTCCTGGAAACCCGCAAGTTTCAGCTTGAAGAAATCTGTCGTCTGTTCCGGGTGCCGTTGCACATGGTGCAGAACACCGATCGCGCCACCTTCAACAATATCGAAGAGCTGGGGCTGGGATTTATCAACTATTCACTGGTGCCGTATCTGACCCGCATCGAACAGCGGATCAACACCGGACTGGTACGAAAAAGTAAGCAGGGCGTTTATTACGCCAAATTTAACGCCGGGGCGTTACTGCGCGGGGATATGAAGTCCCGTTTTGAAGCCTACGCCACCGGGATCAACTGGGGAATTTACTCTCCCAATGACTGCCGCGACCTGGAAGATATGAATCCGCGTCCCGGTGGTGATGTCTATCTCACACCGATGAACATGACCACGAAACCCTCCGATGGCAGTAAAGCCGGTAAGCAGAAGGATAACGCCAATGCAGACGAAACAACGTCTTGATGTACCGCTGAGTCTGAAATCTGTCAGTGACTCCGGTGAGTTTGAAGGGTATGGCTCCGTCTTTGGTGTAAAGGACAGCCACGATGATATGGTGATGTCCGGGGCATTTGCTGCTTCCCTGCGGGCGTGGAGTGACAGAAAAGCGTTACCTGCGCTGCTCTGGCAGCACCGCATGGATGAACCCATCGGTGTTTACACCGAAATGAAGGAAGACGATGTCGGGCTTTACGTCAGGGGACGGTTGCTTATTGATGATGATCCCCTCGCAAAACGCGCACATGCACACATGAAGGCCGGTTCGTTAACCGGCCTTTCTATTGGGTACGTCCTGAAAGACTGGGAATACGACCGGAGCAAAGAAGCCTTTCTGCTGAAAGAAATCGACCTCTGGGAAGTCAGCCTGGTGACGTTCCCGTCTAACGACGAGGCGCGGATCAGCGACGTCAAGAACGCACTGGCCCGCGGGGAAATCCCCGAACAGAAAAAAATCGAAAGAGTCCTGCGTGATGTCGGACTCTCCCGTACCCAGGCCAAAGCATTCATGGCCGGGGGCTATGGCGCACTGTCCCTGCGCGACGCTGAGGATGTGGGCTCTGCACTGAATGCACTGAAAAATCTGAACTTCTAATCAGGAGAAATACAATGGCGGTTGATATTAAAGATGTCGAACAGGTCGCGCAGGAGCTGCAGCAGAAGTTTGACGACTTCAAAGCAAAGAACGACAAGCGCGTGGAGGCGATTGAGCAGGAAAAAGGCAAGCTTGCCGGGCAGGTGGAAACCCTGAACGGGAAACTCAGCGAGCTGGAAAATCTCAAAAGCGACCTTGAAAAAGAGCTGCTTGAGCTGAAACGTCCGGCTGGTGGAGCGCAAAATAAACTGGCCACCGAGCATAAAGAGGCGTTTGTGGGCTTCCTGCGTAAAGGCCGTGAAGACGGTCTGCGCGATCTGGAGCGTAAGGCATTGCAGGTGGGTACCGATGAAGACGGTGGCTACGCCGTGCCGGAAGAACTGGATCGCAACATTCTTAACCTGCTGAAAGATGAAGTGGTGATGCGTCAGGAAGCCACGGTGATCACCGTTGGCGGTTCCGACTACAAAAAACTGGTGAATCTGGGCGGTACGGCTTCCGGATGGGTGGGGGAAACGGATACGCGATCCCAGACTGCCACCTCCAGACTGGAGCTGATTGAACCTCTCATGGGGGAAATTTACGGCAACCCGCAGGCTACCCAGAAAATGCTGGACGATGCCTTCTTCAACGTGGAGGCCTGGATCAACAGCGAGCTGGCAACCGAATTTGCCGAACAGGAAGAAATTGCCTTTACCTCAGGCGATGGCACCAAGAAGCCGAAAGGGTTCCTGGCGTATGAATCCACTGATGAAACCGACAAGGTCCGGGCGTTCGGCAAACTTCAGCATATTGTATCCGGCGAAGCGACCGCGGTGACCGCAGACGCCATTATCAAACTGATTTACACGCTGCGTAAGGCACACCGCACTGGCGCGAAGTTCATGATGAACAACAACAGCCTGTTTGCCATCCGTCTGCTGAAAGACACCGAGGGTAACTATCTGTGGCGTCCTGGGCTGGAACTGGGGCAGCCATCCTCTCTGGCGGGTTACGATATCGCTGAAAACGAGCAGATGCCGGATATTGCCGCGGATGCGAAAGCCATTGCATTTGGTAACTTCAAACGGGGTTACACCATCGTTGACCGTATCGGTACCCGCATTCTTCGCGATCCGTACACCAATAAACCGTTTGTCGGTTTTTATACCACCAAGCGCACCGGCGGCATGCTGGTCGATTCGCAGGCCATCAAACTGCTGAAGATTGCTGCGGCGTAATCACTCAGGGGCGCGGAACCGCGCCCCCTGTTCTGACGGGTGAAGAATCATGATCCTGAAACAAGATCTGAAATGGTCACCGGACGGTATGCGTGTTGAGGTCATTCGGGCCGGTGAGTATGACGACGGGGCGCTTCCTGCCCGGGTGCAGGAGATTGCACTTCAGGCCGGGTTAGCAGAGCGCGGAACCAGTGCAAAAAGCAGTAAAGCGACAAAAGAGAAAAAAGCCACGACCAGTAAAGAGGGCTGAGTATGCTTCTGACAATGGAAGAGATTAAAGCCCAACTCCGGCTGGATGAGGATTTCGATGCTGATGACCGCCATCTGCAACTGCTGGCCTGTGCGGCGCAAAAGCGGACGGAAACGTATCTGAACCGGAAGCTCTATGCTCCGGATGAAACCATTCCGGACAGCGATCCGGACGGGCTGCACCTGCCGGATGATATTCGTCTGGGGATGCTGATGCTTATCAGCCATTTTTACGAAAATCGCTCGTCGGTTACAGACGTTGAGAAAATGGAGTTGCCAATGAGCTTTAACTGGCTTGTCGGCCCGTACAGGTATTTCCCGCAATGAAAATTCGTCAGGCGCAGACCAGCGCAACCTACATTCTGCCGGACCCCGGTGAACTGAATAAACGCGTCCTGATCCGCCTGCGGGTGGATATGCCCGCGGATAACTTTGGCGTGGAGCCTCAATACCCGGTTGCGTTCCGGACATGGGCGAAGGTTGTCCAGACCAGTGCCACCACCTGGCAGGAAACCGCGCAGACCGGGGACGCCATCACCCATTACATCACCATTCGTTACCGCCGGGGGATCACCGCTGATTATGAGGTGGTCTGCGGTGACAGTGTGTACCGGGTGAAACGTCAGCGCGATCTGAACGGGGCGCGGCGCTTTCTGCTGCTGGAGTGTACGGAGCTGGGCGAATGTAGGCAGAGTCACGGAGGCAACAATGACGACTTCCTTTTTGCACGTTGATTTTCAGCAGCCCGCGGAGATGCGCTTTAACCGCGCCCGTGTCCGGCGGGCGTTTGTCACGATTGGTCAGCGTCATATGCGTGATGCCCGTCGGCTGGTGATGCGCCGTGCGCGGTCGGCACCGGGTGAAAACCCCGGTTATCAGACCGGACGCCTGGCTCGTTCGATTGGTTACATGGTACCCAGAGCCAGTAAACATCGCCCTGGTTTTATGGCACGTATAGCCCCTAACCAGCGTAATGGAGAGGGAAACCGCCGTATCACCGGTGATTTTTATCCGGCTTTTTTGTTCTATGGCGTGAGGCGAGGGGCAAAGCGTCGTCGCAGCCATCATCGTGGTGCATCCGGTGGCAGCGGCTGGCGACTGGCTCCACGTAATAACTTCATGGTGGAAACGCTTGAAAAGAACCGCAGCTGGACACGCTATTTTCTGGCGCGGGAATTGCGTAAATCACTGAAGCCGGAGCGACGACACAGATGAAACTGACGCCTGTTATTGCTGCGCTGCGTGCCCGCTGCCCGTATTTTGAAAACCGGGTGGCAGGCGCGGCACAGTTCAAAAATCTGCCGGAGGTCGGAAAGCTGAGACTCCCGGCGGCGTATGTGGTACCGGGGGATGATTCTCCGGGAGAAAACAAAAGCCAGACCGACTACTGGCAGGAGCTGAAAGAGGGCTTCTCCGTGGTTGTCATACTGAGTAACGGGCGTGATGAGCGCGGTCAGTTTGCTTCGTATGATGTGGTGGACGATGTCCGGCAGATGCTCTTTAAGGCCCTGCTGGGCTGGAACCCGGAAGAGTGCGGTAACCCGATTAACTATGACGGCGGCACGCTGCTGGATCTGAATCGTCATGAGCTGATTTATCAGTTCGATTTTTCGATCATCAGCGAGCTGACTGAAGACGATACCCGCCAGCAGGATGACCTGAACAGTCTGGATGAACTGCGAACGCTGGCGATTGATGTTGATTATCTCGATCCCGGTAACGGGCCTGACGGCGATATCGAACATCACACCGAAATAACCCTTCCTTCCTGAGGATCCTCATGTTTGTCAAACCTGTTAAAGGGCGGTCAGTTCCTGATCCTGCCCGCGGCGACCTTTTGCCCGCCGAAGGGCGAAATGTTGACGAGAACAACTACTGGCTGCGCCGTGAAGCAGCGGGTGATATCCGGCGCGTGAATAAAAAGGTGAACACCGATGACGATAAGCTTTAACACCATTCCGTCGAATACGCTGGTTCCGCTGTTTTATGCGGAAATGGATAACCAGGCGGCGAATACTGCACAGGATAGCGGAGCATCGCTGCTGATTGGTCATGCCAATAACGGTGCAGAGATTGTTGCCAACAGTCTGGTGCTGATGCCATCGGCAGACTATGCACGCCAGATTTGTGGTGCGGGAAGTCAGCTGGCGCGTATGGTCGAGGCTTATCGCCAGACCGACCCGTTTGGTGAGCTGTATGTGATTGCCGTTCCGGAAGCCACAGGCGCGGCGGCAACGGTTACGCTGACGGTGACCGGGGAAGCAACCGAAAGCGGCACGGTGAATGTCTATGTGGGACGTACCCGCGTGCAGGCTCCGGTGACCAACGGCGATAACGTCACGACGATTGCCAGCAGTATCCAGGATGCCATCAATGCCGTTCCGACTCTGCCGTTTACAGCTTCATCTTCGGCTGGCGTGGTCACACTGACCGCGCGTCATAAGGGGCTTTGCGGGAATGAAATTCCTGTCAGCCTCAATTACTACGGCTTTGGTGGGGGCGACGTGCTGCCTGCGGGCGTACAGATTGCCGTGGCGACGGGGACCGCCGGAACGGGCTCTCCTGTTCTCACCGGCGCGGTGGCTGCAATGGCGGATGAGCCGTTTGATTATATCGGCCTGCCGTTCAACGACACGGCCTCCGTTAACACGCTGGTGACCGAGATGAACGATACCAGCGGTCGCTGGAGCTATGCGCGTCAGCTGTATGGTCATGTGTATACGGCAAAGATCGGCACGCTGTCAGAACTGGTGACCGCAGGTGACCAGTTTAACCAGCAGCACATTACCCTGGCGGGGTACGAAAAAGAGACCCAGACGCCTGCCGACGAGCTGGCGGCAAGCCGTACCGCCCGCGCAGCGGTGTTTATCCGCAACGATCCGGCACGTCCCACGCAGACCGGTGAGCTGGTGGGTATGCTGCCTGCGCCGAAGGGGAAACGGTTCACGATGACCGAACAACAGACCCTGCTGTCTCATGGCGTGGCAACGGCGTATGTCGAAAGCGGGGTACTGCGCATTCAGCGTGATGTCACCACGTACAGGAAAAACGCTTACGGGGTTGCGGATAACAGCTACCTCGACAGCGAGACGCTGCATACCAGTGCGTATGTACTGCGCAAACTGAAATCCGTCATTACCAGTAAGTACGGGCGTCACAAGCTTGCCAGCGACGGTACCCGCTTTGGTCCCGGTCAGGCGATTGTCACCCCGGCGGTGATCAAAGGGGAACTGCTGGCAACCTACCGTCAGCTTGAGCGTGCGGGGATCGTGGAAAACTACGAACTGTTTAAGCAGTACCTGGTTGTGGAGCGTGATGCCAGCGATCCGAACCGCCTGAACACGCTGTTCCCGCCTGACTATGTTAACCAGTTGCGTGTCTTTGCCGTGGTTAACCAGTTCCGTCTTCAGTATTCAGAGGAGTCTGCATAATGGCCCGTATCGGGGGAACCTGTTATTTCAAAATTGACGGTCAGCAGCTATCGCTGACCGGCGGCATTGAGGTGCCCATGAACAGGACGGTAAATGATGACATCATCGGCCTGGACGGTTCAGTGGACCGCAAGGAAACTCACCGTGCGCCTTATGTCAAAGGGACCTTCAAGGTGCCGAAGAATTTTCCGGTGAGCAAAATCACCTCGTCTGATGAGATGACCATCACTGCCGAGCTGGCAAACGGTCAGGTCTATGTACTGTCGTCTGCCTGGCTGCACGGCGAAGCGAACCATAATGCCGAAGAAGGCACGGTCGATCTTGAGTTCCACGGTGAAGAAGGGGATTACCAGTAATGAAAGAGCTTGAGTTAAAGAAACCGATTACCGCTCATGGCGAGACACTCTCCGTACTGGAGTTTGATGAGCCCACCGGGAAAGATGTCCGCGAGCTGGGGTATCCCTACCAGATGAATCAGGATGAGTCCGTCAGACTTCTGGCGCATGTGGTATCGAAATACATTGTGCGGCTGGCGAAAGTGCCGCAAAGCTCTGTCGACCAGATGTCTCCGGCAGACCTGAATGCAGCGGCGTGGCTTGTGGCTGGTTTTTTCCTCCAGGCCTGACGGCTGAATACCTTACTGATCGCTTCTTTGATTGCGCCAGCTACTGGCGCATTAATCCTTTCGAATTGCTGAATATGCCGATCAGTGAAATTCCCTTACTGGTCAGTCAGGCAAACAGGATAGAGCAGGAGAAACGCACACATGGCTGAATTTGAGCTTAAGGCGTTGATCACCGGTGTCGACAGGCTTTCTCCCGCGCTGTCGAAAATGCAAAAGAAAATCCGGGGATTTAAACGCCAGGCGGAAGAAGCGTCACAGGGGGGGCTGGCGCTTGGTGGCGGACTGGCAGCGGGTCTGACGCTTTCCCTGAAATCTTATGCCGATCAGGAAAACGCCGCCACCGGGCTGAAAGTCGCCATGATGGATGCGAACGGCGAGGTTGGAAAGAGCTTTCAGGACATCAATAAACTGGCTATTGGCCTGGGTAACCAGCTACCCGGTACAACGGCTGATTTCCAGAACATGATGCAGATGCTGGTGCGTCAGGGGATCCCGGCAGAAAACATTCTGGGTGGTGTGGGTAAAGCGACAGCTTATCTTGCGGTACAACTGAAAAAAACACCGGAAGCGGCTGCTGAGTTTGCTGCAAAGATGCAGGATGCTACCGGAACGGCGTCAGAAGACATGATGGGGCTGTTCGACACTATCCAGAAGGCGTTTTATCTGGGCGTTGACGATACCAACATGTTGTCCTTCTTCACTAAAACCAGTTCTGTTCTGAAGATGGTGAACAAGGACGGTCTTCAGGCTGCACAGAGCCTTGCCCCCATCAGCGTCATGATGGATCAGATGGGGATGAACGGGGAGTCGGCAGGTAATGCCCTGCGAAAAGTTATCCAGTCCGGATTAAGCGTTAAGAAAATCAGGGACGTTAATAAAGTTATGGCCCGCCAGAAACTCGGGGTACAGCTCGATTTTACTGACGGCAAAGGAAGTTTTGGCGGTCTTGATAACATGTTCAGGCAACTGGCAAAGCTGCGAAAACTGACCGACGTTAAGCGAACAGGTGTACTTAAGGCAATATTTGGTGATGATGCTGAAACCCTTCAGGTGGTCAATGCTCTGATCGATAAAGGAAAGGATGGTTACGATCAGATCCAGCAGAAGATGAATAAACAGGCCAGCCTGAATAAACGTGTTCAGGCCCAGCTTGGTACGCTGTCCAACCTGTGGGAGGCAATGACGGGGACCGCAACTAACGGCCTTGCGGCTATTGGCGGCGCATTTTCTGGTGACGCCAAAAATATCACGCAATGGCTGGGAGAGTTAGGGGAAAAATTCACGAAGTTTGCGGATGAAAATCCCCGGGTTATTCGCGGCGTCGTCGGGCTTGCTGCCGGTCTTGCGATTCTGAAACTGGGATTGATGGGCGTTGGCGGTGCCATCAGTATTGTCAGCAGGATCATGTCGATGACGCCGATTGGAATGATTGCGACGGCGATAGCCCTGGCTGCGGGATTAATTATCACTAACTGGGATGTTGTCGGACCTTATTTCAAGAAGCTCTGGGAAACCATTGGTCCTTATTTTGAGGCTGGCTGGGAACTTCTGAAGAAGGTTTTTGCCTGGTCGCCGCTGGGGATGGTGATCAATAACTGGGGACCGGTTGTTAAGTGGTTTCAGGATATGTGGGACAAGCTGAAGCCAATTATTGAGTGGTTTACCGACAGTTCCGGTGACACGGTCGATGTCATTAACTCTGCGCAGTGGGGCGCGGGTGCTTATGATGCTTATGGGACGGGAATACCGGCACGGGGATACACACCTTATCAGGCGGTAGATCCGGCTCAGTCAAACAACGCCTCCGATGCCACAGGCCCGAATCCCTTCATGATTAACAAAGCTTCTGCGCCAAAAGTTGATGGTGAGATCAAGGTCTCTTTTGTGAATTCGCCTCCGGGTATGCGGGTTATGGAAACGCGATCCAGCGGTTTTGATGTCAGCCATGATGTTGGCTATACGCGCTTTGGCAGGTAATGAAAAATTAATCTGTTAATGAGTCCCACTCCGGTGGGATTTTTTATGTACGGAGTTTATATGACGTGGAAAGACAGACTTCAGGACGCGTCATTTCGCGGTGTGCCGTTTAAGGTTGAAGAAGAAAGTGCGGGAACCGGTCGTCGTGTGGAAACGCACGAATACCCGAACCGCGACAAACCCTATACCGAAGACCTGGGGAAAATCACTTTCCGCCCGTCCATCACAGCTTATGTGGTGGGAGATGACTGCTTTGACCAGCGCGATCGCCTGATTGACGCGCTGAATAAACCCGGTCCCGGCACGCTTGTCCATCCGACTTACGGTGAGCTGAAAGTCTGTGTTGACGGGGAAGTTCGGGTCAGCACATCGAAGAGTGAAGGGCGTATTGTCCGCTTTGACCTGAAGTTTGTCGAAGCGGGAGAACTCTCTTACCCCACTTCAGGTGCGGCGACGGCGCAGACGCTGATGTCATCCTGTTCTGCACTGGATGACTGCATCAGTGACAGCTTCAGTGGTTTCAGTATCGATGGCGTGGCAGATTTTGTGCAGAACGACGTCGTCGGTAATGCCAGCACAATGCTTGGGTATGTTTCTGATGCGATGAAAGTGGTGGATTCTGCCGTATCGGATGCCGCCAGGCTGTTGCAGGGGGATATCTCGGTACTTCTGCCGCCGCCATCGTCAGGCAAAAATTTCGTTGAGCAGGTGCAGAAAATGTGGCGTACCGGGAAACGCCTTTATGGTAACGCCAGCGACCTGGTCACCATGATCAAAACGCTTTCCGGTGTCAGCCTCGGCAGCGATCTGCAACCGCGCGGCGTCTGGAAAACGGACAGTAAAACCACCGCCACGGCGACGCAGCAGCGTAACGTGGTTGCCAGCACCCTTCGTACGACCGCAATCAGCGAAGCGGCGTATGCCGTCACCCGATTGCCTGCGCCAACAACTTCCGCGGTGATGCAGAATGCCGCAGTGGGGCAGGCAACAACACCCGCGCAGAGCACTGGCTGGCCTTCCGTCACGCATCCGGCACTGAACAATGCACCGGCGGTGAAAAGCACGGTTGACCTGCCGACGTGGGAAGAACTGACTGACATTCGCGACACACTGAATACGGCAATTGATAAGGAGTTGTCCCGAACAACCAGTGATGCGCTGTTTCTGGCGCTGCGCCGGGTGAAAGCAGATCTGAATGCGGATATCAACACGCGCCTTGAACAGTCTGCACGGATCATTCAGCGCACACCGGATGAGGTTTTACCCGCGCTGGTGCTGGCGGCGACCTGGTTTGATAACGCGGCGCGTGACGCGGACATTATTCGGCGTAATGCCATTACGCATCCCGGCTTTGTGCCGGTGATCCCTCTGAAGGTGCCAGTGCAATGAACGACAATGTCACGCTACGGGTAAATGACCGGGAGTGGAATGGCTGGACATCGGTGCGCATCGGTGCCGGTGTTGAACGACTGGCGCGGGATTTCAGTGTGGAGATCACCCGCCAGTGGCCGGGAGATGAGGGTATTACCACGCTTCAGTCGCGCATTAAAAACGGTTCAAAAGTGGAGGTGCTGATTGGTGATGAGCTGGTGATCACCGGCTGGGTGGAGGCGACGCCCGTTCGTTACGATGCCCGTTCGGTCAGCACCGGTATTGCCGGACGTAGTCTGACCGCTGACCTGATTGACTGTGCAGCCGAACCGACACAGTTTAACGGACGATCGCTGGTACAGATTGCGCAGGCGCTTGCTGCGCCTTTCGGCATTGAGGTGGTGAACAGCGGTGCGCCGTCGGGTGTTATTCCTGATGTCCAGCCTGATCACGGTGAAACGGTGATTGAGGTGATCAACAAAATACTCGGTCAGCAGCAGGCGCTGGCTTACGACGACCCGCACGGCAGGCTGGTGATTGGTGGTATTGGCTCAACGCGGGCACATACCGCGCTGGTACTTGGGGAAAACATCCTTTCCTGCGATACGGAGAAGAGTATCCGGGAGCGGTTTTCTGTTTACCAGGTGGCGGGGCAGCGTGCCGGAAACGACGATGATTTCGGTGAGGCCACCACCACCGCGCTGCGGGCCCGCACAGAGGACGCATTTATTGCCCGTTACCGTCCGATGTATATCAGGCAGACAGGGCAGGCTACGGGGGCAGGCTGTATTGCGCGTGCTGACTTTGAAGCCCGGCAACGGGCGGCGCGGACGGATGAAACCACCTATGTGGTGCAGGGCTGGCGACAGGGTAACGGTACGCTGTGGCAACCCAACCAGCGGGTGATTGTCTTTGATCCGGTCTGTGGTTTTGACAATACCGAACTGCTTGTTTCGGAAGTCACGTTTACTCAGGACCAGAACGGCACCCTGACGGAAATCCGTGTCGGCCCGCCTGATGCTTATCTGCCTGAACCTGAAGACCCCGGCGCGCGGAAAAAGAAAAAAGCCAGAGTACAGGAGGACCCGTTCTGATGAGGACGATTGAAGCCATGCAGCGACAACTTCTCGGCCTGATTGGGCGGGCAGTGGTGAAAAGCATCAGTGCCGCCACGAAATGTCAGACCGTGGATGTGTCCCTGATTGCCGGTGAACCCAAAGCCGGGGTTGAACATCTTGAACCCTACGGTTTTACCGCAAGGGCAAACAGCGGTGCGGAAGCGGTGGTGTTGTTTCCGGATGGCGACCGTTCTCATGCGGTGGTTGTTACGGTGTCGGACCGGCGCTACCGCATGAAAGGGCTGCAGACGGGGGAGGTGGCTGTCTATGACGATCAGGGGCAGTCTGTGACGCTGACCCGGGAGGGGATCGTGGTGGACGGTGCAGGTAAAACGATCACGTTTCGCAATGCGCCCAGAGCACGTTTTGAAATGGACCTGGAAGTGACCGGACAGGTGAAAGACCTGTGCGACTCCGGCGGCACCACCATGTCAGCGATGCGGCTTGCCTATAACGGCCATCGTCACAGAGAGAACGGTCAGGGCAGTAACACCGACAAACCGGATAAAGCGATGGAGGCATGATGGAACTGTGGCTGACGGTGAACGGTAAACGCACCTGCGCCAGCGCACCGCTGGATCCGCTGACCCGCGCCGTGGTGATTTCCCTGTTCACCTGGCGGCGGGCGGAGCCTGATGACAATGCCGACGTCCCGATGGGATGGTGGGGGGATACCTGGCCTGCGGTACAGAATGACCGTTACGGCTCCCGGCTGTGGCTGCTTCAGCGCGGCAAACTGACCAATCAGCTGGTGCAGACGGTAAGGGGGTATATCCGCGAATGCCTGCAATGGATGATTGATGACGGTGTGGTGTCCCGTATTGATCTGGATATCCGCCGCACCGGGATTAATGAACTGGGTAACAGTATCACTCTCTGGCGTCGTGACGGACCGGTAATGATTTCTTTTGATGATCTGTGGAGTGCGATAACGCATGGCGGACAGTGAATTTCAGCGCCCGACGCTGGCAGAAAATATCAGTATGCTCCGTAACGATTTATTCGCCAGGCTGGACGTCAGCGACACGCTCCGGCGCATGGATGAAGACGTGCGGGCAAAGGTGTATGCGGCGGCGCTGCATACGGTTTACGGTTACATCGATTATCTGGCAATGAACATGCTGCCTGACCTGTGCGATGAGTCCTGGCTGGCGCGACATGCTGCGATGAAACGGTGTCCGCGCAAGGGGGCCACGGCTGCCAGCGGGTATATGCGCTGGGAAGGTGTCAGCGATGGCCTGAAGGTGACCGCCGGGAGTGTTATTCAGCGCGATGACCTGGTTCAGTACACGGCAACTGCCGATGCAACCAGCTCCGGTGGTGCCCTGCGCGTGCCGATCGCCTGCTCAAGTGCAGGCGCGGTCGGTAACGCTGACGACGGTACGTCATTAATCCTGGTCACGCCGGTGAATGGTCTGCCGTCTTCCGGCGTGGCAGACACTCTGACAGGTGGATTTGATACTGAAGAGCTGGAAACGTGGCGCGCCCGCGTCATTGAGCGGTATTACTGGACGCCTCAGGGCGGGGCTGACGGGGACTATGTTGTCTGGGCTAAAGAAGTGCCAGGCATTACCCGTGCATGGACATACCGCCACTGGATGGGAACGGGGACTGTCGGTGTGATGATTGCCAGCAGTGACCTGATTAATCCCATTCCGGAAGAGTCAACGGAAACGGCGGCAAGACAACACATTGAGCCACTGGCCCCGGTGGCAGGCTCTGATTTGTATGTATTCAGGCCGGTGGCGCATAAAGTGGATTTTCATATCCGCGTGACGCCGGACACACCGGAAATACGGGCTGCCATCACCGCCGAGTTGCGTTCGTTCCTGCTGCGTGATGGTTATCCGCAGGGAGAACTGAAGGTGTCGCGTATCAGTGAGGCGATTTCCGGTGCGAACGGGGAATACAGCCATCAGTTGCTTGCACCGGCGGACAATATCTCCATTGCAAAAAATGAACTGGCGGTACTGGGGACGATTTCATGGACGTGACAAACGATGATTACATCCATCTGTTGTCGGCACTGTTGCCCCCCGGTCCGGCGTGGTCAGCCAGCGATCCGGCGATTGCCGGTGCGGCACCGTCATTAACCCGTGTTCATCAGCGTGCGGATGCCCTGATGCGGGAGCTGGATCCGCGCACCACCACCGAACTGATAAACCGCTGGGAGCGTCTGTGCGGCCTGCCGGATGAATGTATTCCCGCAGGGACACAGACCCTTCGCCAGCGTCAGCAACGACTGGATGCGAAGGTTAACCTGGCGGGCGGCATCAATGAGGATTTTTACCTTGCACAGCTTGCTGCCCTGGGCAGACCAGCCGCCACCATCACGCGATACGACAAAAGCACGTTCACCTGCTCATCGGTCTGTACTGACGCGGTGAATGCGCCGGAATGGCGGTATTACTGGCAGGTCAACATGCCAGCCGCCACCAACACCACCTGGATGACATGTGGCGACCCCTGCGATTCCGCACTGCGTATCTGGGGGGACACCGTTGTCGAATGTGTGCTTAACAAACTCTGCCCGTCGCATACCTACGTAATTTTTAAATATCCGGAGTAATCCATGCATCGTATAGACACGAAAACCGCGCAGAAGGATAAGTTCGGCGCGGGTAAGAACGGTTTTACCCGTGGTAACCCCCAGACCGGCACGCCTGCCACCGATCTGGATGATGACTACTTTGACATGTTGCAGGAAGAGCTTTGTGGCGTGGTGGAGGCATCCGGTGCCAGCCTGGAGAAGGGGAGGCACGACCAGCTGCTTACCGCGCTTCGTGCGCTGCTGTTAAGCCGCAAGAATCCGTTT